TGCGCACTCACCCCGAAGGTGGTGAACAGATCGACCAGCGTACTTCCATCGGCGTCCAGCACGAGACCGTTGATGGCTCCAGCGCGCTGGTGCTCCATCGTGGCCTCGATGGAGTTCGACATGCGCAGATTGCGCTTGTTGACCTCCGCCTGGAGAGTGGTGAGATCCGACTCCGAGCCGAAGGCGCGAAGGTTCTGGACCTCGTCTGCAGTCATCGCATCCTCGACCGCGATCCGCGCTGTCGGAATCGACACGAGGTTTCGCTGATCGGGGATGTTCTGAATTGCGGGACCGCCCCGCGGTGTCGTCTGCACGAGCACCAGGGTATTGCCCTGCTGCTCGACCGTGAGGGACGTCGTTCGGATGCCCTCCTCCTCGAAAATGCCCAGTTCCCCAAGTCGCTTGGGGAGGTGCGGCTGATCGAGGAGCGTTGCGGACAGTTGCATCATTCCGAATACGTCACTGTCGAATGCGTTCATGTGAGCCATGATGACTTTGCTCCTTTCCTTCCAACCGCTCTAGGCGGCGCTGCGAGCGATGATGTACTGGAGAGCGAGTTCCGCTTCGGCGGTGAGAGTCTGGGGTCCAGTGATCCCCGTGATCCACACCAGCTCCAGTTGATTGACCTCTGCCAGGCGCGTGATGGCGACACCCGGAGCATCCGCTGCCGACGCATCGACTGCGTCATACAGCACAGCAACGGCCACTTCTGCACCTCCCGCTCCGCCCGGGTCGAGTTCCACGAACTTCCCCGAAGCCGTGATCTTGCCGAGCACCGCCCCGGCGGCGAGATTCTCCCCCGAGAGCACGGTGATGCTGTCGCGAGAAATCGAGCCACTCCCTTCACTGACGATGAACCCGCCAGCCTTGGGATTCGTTTCGAATACCTGAGCCATTGATTGGCCCTCCTTTGTTTTCTTTCCCGCTCAGCGCGGGGTTAGTGAGTCCGCGCTGCCGAAGTGCGGTTCTTCCAGCGCGAGTACACGCTGTCGGGGGTCAGGGACGGCATCTTCACGTCATCATTCGCATGCGTCGCCGCGTGCGGATCGACGGATCCCGCGGAATCCGTCGCGGCAGCGCGTCGCTCGATGAGCTTGGCGCGCGCGTCGTCTCCCGACGCACCGGACTTGACGAACTCCGTGATCATCTCGGGGAATCCCGCGAGCACGCAGAGTTCCGACACGAGAGTGATCCGAGCTTTCTCCTGCTCCTTGCCTTCGTTGATACCCTGCTCCCGACCTTCGGTGCGGGCCTCTGCGATCTGAACGACGTTGTCGTCCATCGTCTCGGGGTCCATATCTTTCCCTCCAAGTGAGGCATCCGCCTCGGGATTGTCCGTAGCGGCGTTCCTCGCCGGTACGCGGGTAGTCGCAGACGCGCCACCCTGTTTCGTCAATTCAGTAACCATTTCATCGAACGTGGACTGCGCGTCTGCCAGTCCGATCTCCAATGCCTCTTCACCGAAGAAGACCTGAGCCTGTAGATTCCTGATCTCTTCTACGGTGATCGAGCCGCGCCCCGTCTCGACGTGCTCTGCGAACACATTGAAATCGAGATCCACCATCTTCTGCAGCGTGGACAAGCCGTCTTTGTTGAGGGGCTTGCTGCTACTGAGATCGTTCTTGTGCTTGCCGGACACCACCTCGGTGGTCTCGATGCCGATGCGATCGTCCATCTTGGAGAAGTCCGTGTGCATCGCGATCACACCGATCGAACCTGTGATGCACGAACGACCCACATGGAAGCGCGACGCGGAAGCTGCAATGGCATACGCCGCGGAAGTCGCCTGGTCGGAAGAGTACGCCCAGACGGGTTTCTCCTCACGACGTTCGATGATGTGCTCACAGAGCTCGAAACACCCTGCAACGGATCCGCCCGGAGAATTGATGTCGAAGATGACAGACTTCACCATCGGGTCGTCGAGCGCCTCATCGAAGGCGTACCCGATATCTGCGTAGTCGTCGTACCACATCCCCTTCATCAGGCGCCCTGAGACATTGACCACCGCAATCCCATCTTCTCTCACCTTCAGAAGTTTGTCGGGCTCCATATCGAAATAGAACGCGAGCTTGATGGGATCCTGCGAGACCAACATCTGAACCAGATTGAAGTACTCCTGGCTCACCATGAGAGATCGACCGAGGATCTGCGGAAGCAACGCACTGATGGACGTTGCCTGCGCTGCTGTGATTCCAGTGGGAAGCATGAGGGCTCTCCTAGTTCGTCGCCAAAGCGGGTTTCTTCTTGGTATTCGCAGAAGGCTCTTCCTCCTCCGGCGCTTGCTCCTCGACAACATCTGTGTCGTAGGTGTTGCCGAACCTTTCGGCGCGTTCGCGGTCTTCCTTGTTGATACGCTCCAGCTCAGAGATATCCATGCCAGAGTTCTGCATCACCACAGAAGACCGGGGGACAAGCCCAGCGCGAATGGAAAGGATCTGCGCACGAACTTCCTTCTCTGGGTCCACGTACTCTCGCCCGGGGGTAGTGATCCAGCGCGGACAGAGAAGCTTCTGTTGCTCTCGCTCTGTGTCAGGTATGAACATGGTCCCCGAGATCTGCGCCTGGAGAACAAACTCCTGCCAAATCGGGCAGCAGAACTGGAACTCCAGGGTGTTCGCAATGAACACCTCCAGCTTCCGATAGAGGGAGATCAGCCCGGAGCGAATCGAGCTGAAGTTAACGTCTGACAAATCGGAGGTCATCTTCTCGTAGGTGGTACCCGCCCCGGCAGCGACTGCGTGCAGCTCGCCCTTCACCATCTGGTAGAAGTCGAACGACCCGGAATTGGGATTGCCCAGCTCGATGCCATGCCCGGGAGGCAGGGTGTAGTGCCCACCCGGCTGAAGGCCACGCTCCGGCACACCGTACTCATCCTCCACGTCCAGACTTCCGTCGGAGTTCTGGTAATCGATGAAGGAGGCCGAGTCTTCCGCAGGAATCGTTTCAAACGTGGTGTAGAGGTTCTGCACCTTGGCGCGCTCGATGAAGGCATCCGTCGCGTCGGCCACATCCTTCAGCTTCGTGATTGCAGCCGATAGGCCCGGTACTCCGCGGATTTGCCCCGCACGCAAGATGGGGAAGACGTGCATCACCTGGGAAGCGGGTACGCGTCTGAACTGAGAAGACCCAAAGATGCGCATATCCGAGGATTCGCCCGGGTGTTCTCTGAAGAAATAGTACGCTGTGCGCTGACCCAGGTTGTTGAACTCGATGCCATTCTTGATGACGCGACTGGGCGACAATCGTTCACTGTAAGAAGGATCGAGCATTTCACTGGGATACAGCTCAACCTGCAACGGCACGGGAAGTTTGTCCGAGAAACGCCGTCGGCGAATTCTCGCGAAACATTCTCCTGCTTCCTTGACCTCCCGAATCACAGTGGACTGCTGCCCGTAGAGTGACTGCACCCCTTCGGAATCTGCCTTGGAAACGAAAGCGTCCCAGAGATCGAGCACCTCTTGTCGCTTACTGTCGTCATCGATGTTGGGAATGGGGCGAAGTCCCGTCCCCACACCATCCGCAGCGATGGATTCGATCGCGGATCCTGCATGCACATCATCACGCACGGACTGCCGCGAACGACGAATGAGTGTGCCCAGGTTGTTCCCAAGAAGAGTATTGATGCCAGACCCACTGACATTCCAATCTCTCGCGCGGCGACCTGTGCTGACCCCTCGCCACGGGGGGAGCTGGGGGTTGAGCGCGAGCGGCTTACCATTCGCGTCAAACAGAAGGGGCTTCTTGTCTGCCATGCTCTAGTACCCCTGAGAAGTGCTGATGCGCCGAGTGCGCGATTTATTCGTGCCAGCAGCCTTGTCCAGCTCCGCCTCGATGACTGCCTTGGCCTTCAGAAGTTCCTCGACACTGCGGTAGATCAACCGCCTTCCGTCTGAGGTGCGAACCTCCAGCGTACCGGTTGCGATGGCGCGCTCGATGCGATCGAGATCGGTTTGGGTCCAAGCCATCAGTTGTTTCTCCTGCTGAGGTATGAAGACCCAGTCGGCCCTCGTCCTTTGCGGATGACCTTCTTACGAGCGCTGCCTTCATCAGGCTTCGCTTTCTTGGCTGCTTCATACGCCGCGGCTAGGAGAGAAGCCGCGTGCGCTTCCCGATCGATGTCGATCCCCATCCTCACCAAGCCATGAAACGCAGCCTCGGCGTAGTTGTGCGTATCCAGCGCTTCGTTGCGAGCACCCGGCGACTTCAACTGCCATTCGTACTTCGGACGACCATTCTTGTCGTACGTGTCATGGCGCTTCTCGGAAGTCAACTGCTTGAAGTAGTCGTCGCTGAAATCGCGTTCCGTAGGCGCCTTCTGCTTCACGGGGTGCGGGAAATGGATGTACCCAGGACCGGGCTCCTGAATCTTTGAAAGGGCCCCGTAGAGAGACTCCTTCAACGGATCCACCTTGATCGAGTACAGATCGATCTTCCCCTTGTTGGTTCGCGTCGCCTGCTTCGGCCACACATCACCAGGCCCAGAGTACGCCTTTACGCCAAACACATAGGCGAGTGCCCCATCGGGAAGCGTGACCCGTTGCCTAGGCCTAACAAATTCGTAAGCACGAATGGCGTGATACCCGGTATCCACCACAGTGGCGCGAACGTAATCCACACCTCCGCGCGCCATGGGGATCGGCTTGATCAGCAGATTCCAAAGCTCATCCCACACACCCTGCGCCGAAGGGTCTCCTGCAATGACGTGGTACTGAATCTTCCACTGTTCGAAGTCCTTGCCGAATCCGACGATCTGAACTTCCAACCGATCGTCCTGTACGTCCACCCCTGCCGTCATCACGGCGACTTCCACCGGAGCCATGATGAGGCCCTCGGGTGTCGTCGGGTACGGCTCCGTTCTCTCGTTGGGCGAATCGACAGACACGCCCATGTACTTCTCTTTCCAGGTCTCAGCGAGGCGGGTATTGATGAAAGTCTTCAGTTGCAGCGGGTATCCCTGCGCGCGGTCCCACTCCTTCACCAACTCCGGCATCATCACATTTGACCATGGGGCCAGGAAGACAGGGATGTGGAATCCTGCGGTTCCATTGAAAGGCTGAGTAGCCACCCACCCGTATCCCTCGGACTCACGTTGGTCGGCTCGCTCCACTGCCTCGATCCGCTCTCCGTCGGTCCAAGGCTCGTTGCACTTCTCGCAGAAGTACCGCGCCGTTTCGGGGATCGAAACCCCTTCCTTGTCGCGCTCCCAGCGGATTTGCATCCACCGTAGAACCTGTCCGTGATCGCAGTGTGGGCACGGGACGACGTAGACCTGGGCATCACTCTGCTTGTACATGGCTGAGATGCGGCACGAGTCTTCATCTGTTGGGGATGAATTCGCCAGGATCTTTC